AATTTTGCCGAACGCCGCATCAGCCGCGACCTCAAGATTCAGGGCTTTCAGGTGGCGGTTGTCACGACCTTGCAAGCTGGCGTAGCAGTCCTTGCCAAGCCCGACCGCTGGCGCGACACCATTTCAATGAACATCGGAACAGGGACTGGTAACAATACCAGACAACAATTGTTTACGCGCGGATATGAATACGTCAGAAGCTACTGGCCTGACGAGACGCAAGTTGACGAGCCTGTCTTCTATGCCGACTATAACTACACCAATTGGATCATTGCACCAACTCCGGATGCCGCTTATCCGATTGAGATCCTGTACTACGAATTGCCTGCCTTGTTGGATGAGAACACTCAGACCAACTGGCTTACCCAGTATGCTCCAAACTTGTTGCTCTATGCTACCTTGTTGGAAGCTACTCCATTCCTGAAGAACGACGAACGCATCCCAGTATGGCAAACCATGTATGCATCGGCAGCACAAGCGCTGCAAGGTGAAGACATGAGCAAGGTCCTTGACCGTGGTGCAGTAAGAAACGAGGCCTAATATGACCGTCTACACCAACATCTTTGGCGGCAGCAACATCTCTCCTGCAGAGATCAGCTACGCTGCAGTCAGCTTGACAGCTAACACCACGTATGACTGGGCCCTGGAGACTGCTCCATCGACTGACTTGATTGCTGGCATCATGGATGTCACGGCCACCTCAGGTCCTTGGAGCTTGACCCTGCCTAGCGCCCTGGAAGCTTCTACAGGCCAGACCATACTGTTCAACAACGTTGGGTCAAATTCCTTCATCATTAGGAACAACAGTGGCACCCAAATTGCAGCTCCTACTGCCGGCCAAGTCTGGCAGATCTACCTGACTAACAACACCACGGCTGGTGGCACATGGCTTGCATTCCAGTATGGTGCTGCCGTATCAACTGCAAATGCAGCGTCTTTAGCCGGAACCGGTTTGATTGCCATTGGGTCACTCTTGTCCTTGGCCATGCCGGTCACGTTCTTTGGAAGCAACTACACGGCGGGCACCGATGATCGCGCCAAGACATTCATCTGGAATGGTGGAGCTGGCACCCTTACTTCTGACGCAGCCGGTACGCTTGGAGACAACTGGTTCCTGCAGCTTCGCAATGAAGGTACCGGAGCACTTGTTGTAAATCCTCCTGGTTCCCAGACGATCAATGGTTCTTCTACCCTAAGCTTCCAGCCCGGTGATTCTGCTATCATCTTTACCGATGGTAACAACTTTTATACCCTTGGCTACGGTCAGTCACCAGTCTTTGCGTTTGACTACACAACCATCGCCGTTGCAGGAACAGGCAACTACACCTTGTCTGGCAGCGAATTGAACCGCATTGCCTATAGCTTCACGGGCGTCTTGACAGGCAACCGCAACATTATTGTGCCGCAGACCGTTCAGCAATACTGGGTGGCAAACAACACGACTGGTCCGTATACTCTAACTATTAAGACCTCTATTGCTGCAGGTACGGCTATCAACCAAGGCTCACGAGCCATCTTGTATTCCGACGGCACAAACGTGGTTGCTGCGGATACCGGCGGCGTGGCTGTTCCTATCAGCGTCTCTGACGGCGGTACCGGGGCAACTACTGCAGGAAATGCCTTGATCAACTTAGGCGGAACCTCAACAGGTATTGCAATCTTTACTGCCGCCACGCAGGCAGCTGCACAAGTAGCTATTGGACTCGATCCGATTCAAGGCGGAACCTACTGATGGCAACAACCCCAGTCATCCTGAAGTCGCTGCCTGGCATCAAGCGCGATGGTACCAGGTACGAGGGCGACTACCACGTCGATGGACAATGGGTCCGTTGGCAACGTGGCCTTCCTCGTAAGGTTGGAGGCTACACCGTCATCAACAGATACTTGACTGAGATAAGCCGAGGAGTTAAGACGTTCACAGAGAATGGCCTGACTTACTTTCATTCAGGCAGTTCTGGTTTTGTTGAGCGTTTTACCATCGACGCCAGTGGCAACACAAGCCTGATTACAGACCGCACGCCGATGACATACAACGTCAGCGATGACAATCTCTGGCAGTTTGACGTGATATATGACACGCAGTCCATACCAGCTGCAAACATGATTGTGGCTCAAGTAGCTCCAAATGCCGGATGTCTTTGCAACACGGCTGGAGGTCAGATCTTTATTGGCAGCATGACGGGGACCGATCGCCTGACTGAGATCACGACATTTCCTGCTGGCGTCAGCGCCACGGGAGGCGTAGTAGCCCTGCACCCCTACCTGATGTATTTTGGCAACGATGGTGTCGTTGGTTGGTCAGTGGCCGGAGCCCCAACAGATTTGACCGGATTAGGTTCAGGCAATGCTCGCGTGGCAGGTCAAAAGATTGTCAGGGCTTTGGCACTTCGGGGCGGTCCAGGTAACGCTCCAGCAGGTCTCTTTTGGAGTGCGGATGCAGTCATACGCGCTTCTTTTGTAGGAGGCACTGAGATCTTCCAGTTTGACACGATCAGCCCTTATTCAAGCATCTTGTCAGCCAATTCGGTCATCGAGTATGACGGCATCTACTACTGGCTTGGCACAGACCGCATGCTGATGTTTAACGGTGTGGTTCGAGAGATCCCTAACAACTTGAACATCAACTATTTTTATGACGGTCTAAACAGGGCGGCTGCCCAACGGGTGTGGGCCTACAAGGTCCCTAGATATGGCGAAATTTGGTGGTGCTATCCGCGCGGAGATGCAACTGAATGCACCCACGCCATCATCTACAACGTTCGCGAGAATACTTGGTATGACACCGAATTGCCTAACAGCGGACGGACTGCAGGTGAGTGGTCACCTATTTATGCCGCCCCATTTCTGTGCGGTCTAGAAGCGTCCACCTTTGTGTCAAACAACCGGATCACCGAGGCAAGTGACCTTAGGATCACGGAAGAAGGTGACCAGCGGGTCACGGTTCCTGAGGAAGGCTATAAGGTCTGGCAGCACGAGCATGACGTCAACGAGATTGACGGCCAGTTTATCACGGCTGTTCCTTCCTACTTTGAGACGGCAGACATGAGTATGCTGGTTCCTTCAGGAGGATCTAAGAACAAGTGGATCCGGGTCGAGGCCATTGAGCCTGACTTTGTGCAGTCTGGAAATATGACCGTTCAGCTGACCGGACGAGCCAATGCCAAGGCGCTGGAGATACAAGGACCTGAGCGCACAATCTATGCAGAACCAGCTACCCCTTACGAGCAGGTCGTCTGGTTCAAGGAAGAACGTCGCGAACTGCGATTTAAGTTTACCTCTAACACCATCAACGGCGACTACCAGATGGGCCAGATCATTGCGCACGTTGGTGAAGCCGATGGCTCTATGCTTGGTGGCGTTGTAGAGGGTTCAACGTGATCACGCAACCAGCTATAATGGGTCTGCGCGATTGGGCCGATCAGGTCGTAATGGATCTGTCAACCTACGGAGCACTCTCAAGACTGGACGACGAAACAAAATGGCAGGAGTGGGGGCAACAGTTCTGCGTAATTTCTGGACTTAGCCAAAAGAACGTTCCTGATCCATTTTTCTACACCGATTGGCGCGAGTGGGCACAACATTTTGTTGGAGTTGTAGATTGATGACAGACCAAGAATTCCTTGAGTTGCTAAATGAAGTGGCCAAAAAAGCCAAGCCATTTAACAACGAACTGACTTTCATTGATTCTATGGATATGCGCCTCAATGAGACTGGTTTAGACAGCTTAGATATATTGACCTGCGCCATTCACCTTTGTGAGATTTACGACGTCGAAGAAGAACAAAGCAAGGAAATGTTTGGGGAAACGCCTCGCGACTTTCTTGAGTTTCTTAAAAAATGGGGCCGTAAACAACCAAGTTTTCCTAGAACAAATTAAAATGATTAAAACTCACGGCGCCGAAACAAAACTTAATAACATGGGGATCTATTATGCCGCTTGTAGATAGCAAACAACAATTGTTAGACCTTGGCGAACTGCTTAAAGTATCTGCTGAGGACACCAAATCAGAGTATCCAATGGAGTTTGTTTACGCTTCTTTTGTCAAGGAAGTGCAAATGCCCGGCAGCAAATTTTATCGTTACGGTAATACGATCTACATTGTACACGCCTCTTCAGAGGACTCTCGCAAGGGCATGTTTAGAGCTCTAAACGCAGATACGGCTTCTAATTTGCTTGCTTCTGCCTACGCCTTTGTTGTTGATGCCTACAAGTCCGGCTTTGACACTCTGGTCACTCAGTTTAGCAATCAAAGTCTCCTAAATATCTTTAGGCAAGTCATGAAAAATCCTCCTAATCCAGGCATGGGCTATAACGTCTCTATGCTTGCTGATGGGCAGTATCAAGTTGCTGTGCAACTCGGACAAAAACGTGAAGGAGCACAATAATGGGTGCAGTAGTAGAGGTTATTGAAGACGTCGGTGGCGGCATTATTGAAGCCGTTGGCGATGTTGTTGAGAGTGTTGGTGACGTACTCTCTGACGTTGGTAGCGCGATTGACACGT